TCACAAGAATATGATGCTTTGGAAGCTAAGCGCAGAAAAAATGCTCGACCTTTACCGCAAACACGTGATTTGATGAAGTTGTCAACGGATGAGCTGAAGCACCTAATGAAGAAAGAGGAATTCGAGCAGGCAATTGAAGGTCTTTCTCCTCGTCTTCAAGAAACAATGTACAACATTCACGATCGTCTTAATGAAGAAAATCGTGACAAGTTTGTAGCCGCATGTCAAACTGAAGAAGGTCTCGAAAAGATGATCGCCTTCGCTATTGAGAATAGAGGTGAATAATGGCATACCGGATTCAAGCTAATAGGAAATATCTTTCATTCACCGTTCACGCTGTTGCTAATACTGGTGACATTATCGTAGCTGGTAATAACACAGTTAGCAACGTAGCACTATCTGGTGAAGTGCTTGATGGGGCCTATATTACACAAGTATGGGCTGGATGTCCTTCAGGCGCTAATGCCTATTGGACTATCAAGAGAGGCGGAAATACGGTAGCCGTATTGGACTCAACAGGATACTATGACTATGCAGGTTGTGGTAATCCAATCACTCTCGATCAAACCGCAAACGTCTCTGCAACACTGACAGGATCAGCTGTTGGTTATCTGATGTTTGAATGCCAGAAGATCGGTGAAGGTGGTACGTTCGAGCCTTCGGAATACCTACAAAACTAAGGACTGACAGATGAAGCTGATTACAGAACTCAACGAAAGCGTTAAATACGTAACAGAAGCTACCGAAGACGGTAAGAAGAATCTGTATATCGAAGGCCCTTTCCTGCAGTCGGAAATCAAGAACCGCAATGGTCGTGTTTATCCACGCAGCGTAATGGAACGTGAAGTTAATCGTTACAACGATCAGTTCGTTTCAAAAGGCAGAGCGATGGGTGAGCTTGGACACCCTGACGGTCCTTCAATTAACCTCGACCGTGTATCGCACATCATCGAATCGTTGAAACAAGATGGTACAAACTGGGTCGGGCGTGCTAGAATTACAGATACACCAATGGGTAATATTGCTCGTGGTCTTATTGAGTCTGGCGCACAGCTTGGTGTTTCTTCTCGTGGTATGGGTTCCTTGAAACTCAACAGAGAAGGTATCAACGAAGTCCAGGACGACTTTCACCTTGCAACAGCAGCTGACATCGTAGCCGATCCATCAGCACCTGATGCATTTGTAAACGGCATCATGGAAGGTATTGATTGGGTTTGGGAAAACAATATGCTTGTTGCGAAGACTGCTCAAGAGCAGGTTGAGCGTGCAACTAGGTCCCGCGAATTGGAAGAAAAGAAGCTTCACATCTTTGAGAATTTTCTCAAAACATTATCAAAAATCTAAGTTCAATAAATAAGTAAGCTAAGATATCTTTAAAGGAGTCAGAAATGGCAAAACAAGAATCAACTGAAATCGTAGAGAATGAAATTCTCGACGAAACAGCTGCTGCAGATACTCTGAAGCCAGGTGCTGGCTCTAATGCCGGTGACGTTGGTAAGACAGAGATGATGGCTGCTGTTGTTTCGGCAATGGGTGGTATGTCTAAGAGCGAAATCAATAAGTTTCAGGAAGTACTTAACCAATATGGTAAGAACAAGACTCCTGGCGCTGAAGATAAGTCGGGCGCTAATAAGGCATCTATCGCTGCTAAGGGTGCAATGAAAGAAGACATCGAAGAGATGTTTGCTTCTGACGACCTTTCTGAAGAGTTCCGCGAGAAGGCATCTACCATCTTCGAAGCTGCTGTCAACGCACGCATCGGTCTGGAGCTTTCACGTCTTGAAGAAGAATTCGAAGACAAGCTGGAAGAAGCAGTTGATTCAATCGAAGAAGAAATGACTTCAAAGATCGATTCATACCTCGACTATGTTGCCGAGCAGTGGTTTGAAGAAAACCAGATTGCTATCGAATCTTCATTGAAGGTTGAAGCAGCTGAGAGCTTCATGGAATCAGTTAAGACTCTGTTTGCAGAGCATAACGTTGAGCTTCCAGAAGACAGCGTAGATGTAGTAGAGTCACTTGAAGCACGTGTTGCTGAACTCGAAGAATCACTGAACGAAGAAATCACGGCTAAGATTGAGCTCGAGAAGCTGGTTGAAGCTGCTGAAAGAGAAGCTATTTTTGACGATGTTGCAGAAGGCCTCGCCGAAACACAGGTTGAAAAGCTTCGTACACTTGCTGAAGGTCTAGAATTCGCTGACGCAGATACCTATCGTAAGAAGGTTGAGCTCGTCAAGGAAAACTATTTCTCAGGCAAGAAAGAATCTTCAACACAGATCATCGTTGAAGAAACAGCTGCTGAATCAGAAGATCAGCTAACTGAAGAAGCTCAGGAAACATCTGCACGCCCTGATATGGCAAAGTATGTTACTGCAATCTCTAAGTCAACTAAAAAGTAATTTTATTATAAATAATAAACAGATCCACATTAAGGAGGGATTAAATGCTAGCTGAGGAAGTACAAAACAAGTGGCAGCCTGTTCTTGAACACGCTGACCTCGATCCGATTAAGGATTCACATCGCCGTTCGGTAACAGCTCAGATTCTTGAGAATACCGAAAACGCTCTCCGTGAGTCAGGTGCTGCAAACGCAAGCCTGCTCGCTGAAGCTCCTGCAAACGTAACCGGTTCATCCGTTGACAACTTCGACCCAGTATTGATTTCACTGGTTCGTCGTGCAATGCCTAACCTCGTTGCTTATGACATCTGTGGCGTTCAGCCGATGACAGGCCCAACAGGCTTGATCTTCGCAATGCGCGCTCGTTACTCAACTCAGGGTGGCACAGAAGCTCTGTACAACGAGTCAAACACTGGTTTCTCTGCAAACCCAGAAGGTAACTCAACTGTTAACACTCCTGGTTTCCGTCACGTTGGTACTGTTCCTGGTAACACAACCAACCAGGCTAACCTTGCTGAAACCAACACCTACAACTACGTTCGTGGTGTTAACACAGCTTATGCTGAAGCATGGGGCAACTCAACCGTTTCAATTCCTGAAATGGCGTTCTCAATCGAGAAGGTAACTGTTACAGCTCGCTCACGCGCTCTGAAGGCAGAATACTCAATCGAACTCGCACAGGACCTGAAAGCAATTCACGGTCTTGACGCTGAGACAGAATTGGCTAACATTCTTTCGGCTGAAATCCTTTCGGAAATCAACCGTGAAGTTGTTCGTACAATCAACGTCACAGCTGAGAAGGGTGCAACTGAAGGCACAACGACTCAAGGTATCTTCGACCTCGACACAGACTCAAACGGCCGTTGGTCAGTTGAGAAGTTCAAGGGTCTGATGTTCCAGCTCGAGCGTGAAGCTAACCAGATCGCTAAGGGTACCAGACGTGGTAAGGGTAACATCGTTATCTGTTCATCTGACGTAGCGTCAGCTCTGCAGATGGCTGGTGTACTTGACTACGCTCCGGCTCTTAACTCAAACAGCCTGAACGTCGATGACACAGGCAATACATTCGCTGGTGTACTTAACGGTCGCCTTCGCGTGTACATCGATCCTTACACAACTGGCAACTACTTGACAGTTGGTTATAAGGGTTCGTCAGCCTTCGACGCTGGTCTATTCTACTGCCCATACGTTCCACTGCAGATGGTTCGTGCGGTCGATCAGGATAACTTCCAGCCTAAGATCGGCTTCAAGACTCGTTACGGAATGGTTGCAAACCCATTCGCAGACGGTACTTCAGAAGGCCTCGGTGCTCTCACCAAGGATTCCAACAAGTACTATCGTCGAGTTCTTGTTCAGAACCTTATGTAATAATAAACATAAGAGTAACTCAAACTGGGGAGAGATCGAAAGGTCTCTCCCTTTTTTGTTGTATAAATATAATGAAGGAGTAGCAAATGGCTGTTACGAACGCACCAACTAATTATAACTTTTTGTCGCCACTTGGATATAAGTTTATCCTATCGAGAGCACCAAACGTTGAATACTTCGTTCAAGAAGTAACGCTACCAGGTCTTAACCTCGGTATTGCTGTTCAGCCATCACCGTTCATTACGATCCCCCAACCTGGTGATCGCCTCGAATACGAGCAAATGCAGGTTACGTTTAGAGTCAATGAAGATCTCGATAACTATCTTGAAATCTTCAACTGGATGGTTGCTCTAGGCGCACCCGAAAACTTCGGACAGTATACACTGAAGGCACCGCTTGAATCGACTAACCAACAAAAAGATACTATCACATCAGATATTATCCTATCGATACTTTCAAGCGCGATGAATAATAATATCGAGTTTAAGATGAAGGACTGCTTTCCCGTCAATCTATCCAACATCACGATGTCGTCAACAGTATCAGATGTTGATTATGTTATTGCAACTGCAACATTTGCACTAAGAAACTTTACGATTACCAAACTTTAGTGTTGATTTATAAGTCAAACGCTATATAATCACATTATGTGTAAATGAAAATATAGGTATATTATGAAACTTGATGATATTCGGAATATGTGGTCGTTGGATACGAAGATCGACAATACAGAGCTATCTACCGAGTCTCTCCGTATACCCTCTCTCCATTCTAAATACTATAGCATCTTCACCGAAGAGAGGCTGCGTCTCCGTAAGTACGAGACTGATATGAAAAAGTTACGTCTCGAAAAGTATGAATTTTTTACTCAAGGCCCTACCAAAGAAACACAAGAGCGTGGCTGGGTCCTTCCCCCTGTTGGAAAGGTTATCAAGTCAGAAGTCAACAACTACATAGATGCCGACGATGATATTATTAATCTTACATTAAAGATTGGTATCCAACAAGAAAAGATAGAACTTCTCGATTCTATTATCAGATCTCTAAACAATAGAGGGTTTTTGATTAAGAATGCTATTGACTTCGAGAAGTTCAGGAGTGGCACTTATTAGTGGAATCAATACACCTTCAACACATTAACTCTGTACACTGTAAAGTGATAGCCGATCCGGGTATCCTAATGGAGCTATCGGACCACTTTACATTTTATGCAGAAAACTATAGATTCAATCCCAGGTACAAAGCACGTGTCTGGGATGGTAAGATTCGTCTGGTTAATAGACTAACGGCTCTAATCTATGCCGGTCTTGCAAGACACGTAAAGAAGTTTTGTGACGATAGAGGATACGAGTTCACGTACGATCCTGAGCTTCAGTATGATAATGTTTCGGTTGCAGAAGTAAAGACTTTTATAGAAACACTTGGTCTTCCTGATCATATTCAGCCAAGAGACTATCAGATCAAGTCCGTAATCAAATGTCTTAGATCGAAGAGAAGAACCCTGCTATCGCCTACGTCATCAGGTAAGTCACTGATGATCTATATGCTTACACAGTGGTATAAAAAGAAGGCACTGATTGTCGTACCTACCATTGCATTGGTCAAGCAGATGGAGCAAGACTTCCTCGAGTATGGTTTCAAAGGAAAGTTCAACCTTTCAATCGATGGTCTTGAGAAGAATAACGACATCGATTGTGACGTTGTCATCACAACATGGCAGTCACTGAACAACGGCAGAACGAAGATGCCGAAACAATGGTATCAACAGTTTGAGGTTGTTATTGGTGACGAGGCGCATACATGTAAGGCTACATCTCTTATTAAGATCCTTTCGTCACTTGATAACTGTAGATATAGATTCGGAACAACAGGAACGCTCGATGATAATGTTCTCAACAGAGTAACAATCGAAGGATTGTTTGGGCCCCAGTATCAGGTCGTAACCACGAAAGATCTAATGGAATCGGGACACGTATCTAATCTCAAGATCAAATGTCTCGTTCTAACGTATCCTAAAGAGGTTTGCAAAAGTGTCAAGGGCTCGAACTATCAACAAGAGATCGACTTTATTACATCTAGCGAAGAGAGAACAAAGTTCATCAAAAATTTGACACTGTCGTTGGAAGGCAACAAGCTCGTATTTTTTAGGGTGATTGATCACGGAAAACACTTGGCCAACAGTCTTAGAGATTCTGGGGCTGAAGATGTCTTTTATATTGATGGCTCCGTTAGTGGAGATGAACGCGAGGCTATCAGGAAGGCTGTCGAAGAGAAAGAAAACTCAATCCTAGTGGCATCTCTTGGAACGACCTCGACCGGTGTTTCCATCAATAGACTTCATCATATGATCGCAGCCTCTCCTTCCAAGTCTAAGATAAAGGTTTTGCAGTCGATCGGTAGAATGCTTCGACTTCAC